GCTACGCTTCTCTCGCCACTCTTTGACCTGCAGGCGCAGCGGTTGGCCGGAAGCGAGTTGCTCCTGCAGCATCTTGCCGATAGCTGCGAAGTTGCCGGAGTGCAGCTTGATGCCGCATTGAGGGATGTTCATACGGCCTCCCCACAGGAAACCGCAGAATGCAGAAAATCGCCGGTGCATTTCTGCATCGGTGACAGGGTATTGGTGTACTCGATGTGTGTCGTCATATCGTCCCCAATATGACGCGCCTGCACCACCGGGCGTTCACTCCGGTGGCACCATTATCTGCGAGCTTTTGCATTGCATCGCCGTACCGAGCCATGCCTTCGGCAAGTGCCAGCTTCACCTCCTGCTGCGGTGCTGCTGCGAAGTGGTCAATGGCCTTAGCCCAGATATCTTTGATGGTTGCCCAGTCAATTGGGACAGTGTTAGTCCACGCCCCATCGCCGCTACAATCTTCACAACCCTCACCAAAACACTCATGGCATGTCAGCGAGTATTCAAGACTGAACTCCCCGATAAGCGCTGCTTTCGCACCATTCTCTGCAGTCAACCTCTTCGGTACCATTACCCACCCATCCGGCATGGCCTGCTGCATGATTTTCTCGTGCTCATCCACCTGCTGGTCTACTGGATGCGATAAGTCGCGGTGATTACCCTGAAGCATGGCAGCGCGGCACCCATCGTACGCCTCACGCATCGTGTCTTTAACCCATCCCAATGGCTTGTTACCCGTGGCCAAACACCATTCATCGAATGTCGGCACCGCTGGCTGCGGTAACTGTGGTGCTGCGTAGAGCTTAGCTCCAGGGCTAAGTGGTTTCAGCATCATTACGGATGGTCCGAGAGGTGCGCAAATGCCAATGTTTGCAGGCTGATACACTTGAGCCACCGGCTCCTGCTCCATGCTGGCGAGTAGCTGGCGGGCCATTGATTTCAGCATTGCAATATCAGCATGGCCCAGCGTGTAACCGACCTTTAAATCGTAAATGGCTTGCACCTGCTCTTCTTTGGTTAATTCAGCCATATCCCTACTCCCCCACCTTAGAGATGATTCCAGCGGCTACCAGTTCTGCGGTGTTGGCCTCCTGGCGAAGTTGGGCGGCGAACTCTTCGAGGAACTTCTCTGCGTACTCGCCTGATAAGCCATCAGCGGCTGGAAGTGTGGAGTTTGCCAGCTCTTCTTTGGTGTCCATAATCATCCGCACCACGTCGCAGACTTCAGCCAGAGGCTTATCAACGAAACCATGATTGAATGCAGCGGCGAGACGACTGGCGGCATAGTTGATGCCCTCGTTACGAGATTGAGCACGCAATTCAGCCAGGAAGGCGTCGTTCGCCGGGGTGTTAAGTGAAAAGTCCTGTCGGCCTGATTTCAGATACGCAATGGCGATCTTTGTGGCTGCGCACTCGACAGCAAATTTCTCTTTTTCAGCAGCCAGCGCCGAGCACTTGGCTTCCAGAGCGGCATAGTCTTCATGATGCACATAGCCGCCATCATGCTTACTATCAAAAACCCCATTTCCATAAAATCCGTAACGTTGAATGCTCATACTGATGCTCTCCCGCCCCTGACTGAAGCCAGGCACTGATTGAATAGGTTGTTAAGAGGGTTGGCCATGCCAAAGATGTACGGCGCGCTCTTGCTGTAGTGCCACACTTTCGCTCGGCCCAGCCATTGCCGGTGCACCTCCCCCTGCTTGCACAGTGATGCAAGAATCTGCGAGGTGACTTGCATCTCAAGACCTGTCGCGGCTGCAATAGCCGATGAAGCTCCTTCGTTTCCAGCCTCCAGATAGTCCAGTACCGCTTTACGCCGGTTCGCATGAAGCTCGGTCAACCGATAACGCTTGATGCCGTTATGGGCGCTGTAGATTTCAAGTTGGCCTGATTCTGTGAGTTCCCGGAGGAGTTGGGTAATGCGGGATTTTGGTGCGCCGGTTAAAGTGTGGAATTCTCTGGATGATGTCGGTTTGTTGGTTTCAAGGTGGTGAAGTATTTTTTCTCGGGTGTTCATGTGCCTTGCCTCACGTTATCGCCTGCCCATACCTCGTTGTATTCAGAGACCGGCATGTTGGCGATGTAGTTGTACGGGGATGCTGTTTCGGTGGGTAAGAACTGGTGCGAGTTTGCATCGAGGTAAAGCGGGATCCCGCCTTCCCATCCCTCGCCGTTACGCTGCTTCTCGAGCATCAGGACAGATGCAGGAGCGGCCAGCGCCTTGCGTTCCTTGTCGTCCAGTTCCTCACCCTGCTGGTCTTTCTGAATGGCCTTCTCACGAACCTTGTTGCGCCAGATGATGAAAAGGTTATCGGTGAGGTCGGTGATAGAACCTGAACCCTTAACGTCCATCTTGCCGGTAGGCTTCTCCTCGCTGTCTCCCTTGCGGCTATGGGTGACGAGCAGGACGTGAGTATTGGTTTTGTTCTTGAAGTCACACAGCGCGTCTACGAAGGCTTTCTGGCCGTTGTAGTCGTCATCCCCTATTCCGCATTTCATCAGGCTGTCGATGATGAACAGCTCGATGCCGTAGCGCTTCCAGGCGTAGGTGAAGATTTCGATCAGCCGATCAGCTTTGGCGGTTCCCGTCAGGCCGAATAGCCATAGCCGGTCATCGTAAAACTTGAAGGCCGATTCGATTTCAAGCTGCGGCGGCAGTTTCAGGCAGGTTGACTGCCGGGTCAGACGTTTCAGCAGGATGCCGGGCTTAATTTCCAGTGAAGCGACGCAGGTCTTAACCCCCTGGCGCATGGCTTCCAGTGCCATATGCCCCACCACCTCGGTCTTGCCGTGGCCGTTGACACCGTTGACCAGCGTCAGCTCGGCCTGGCGAAACACGAAGTTGTGATTCAGGCATTCCCACGGGCTGTAGAACAGGCTTTGTTCTTTGCCGTAGAAGGCGTTGATGGTGTCCTGATAAAACTCCCTGGCGCTGTATAGCTCCTCCGGATCGAAAAATGATGCCCGTTCCAGATATCCCACGATGTCATCGGAAGAGATGCCAGCCATCAGGCATTCGTTGATGTCTTTGTGAGGGAGTTTTACCAGGCGGCAGCGGTGCTCACCGAGGCGGGTTGCAATCTCTCTGGCGGCGGTCTGGCCTACTTCGTCGCTGTCCATGCTGATCCAGATTTCGTCGAACCGGTCCAGGTTGTGATACTCAAACTCGATCCCCTGCTGCTTGGCTCCCTTTCCCCCACCGAATGGCACGGACAACGCCGGGAAGCCGTACTGGTAGTAACTCATGCAGTCGATTTCACCTTCGCAGAGGATGACGATCCGCATGTTCTTCGGGATAGCCTGCCAGCCATACGGCTCACAGTCGCCCTCAGCCATGATGACCTTCTTGCCGTCAGGCCGTTCAGTGCTGATGCGCTTAACCTGCAATAACTCACCGTCCCGCTTGTAGGGGAATGCCAGCGCGTCCAGCTCTCGCTCTCCGTTCCAGACCTTAGCCGCGGCAACCCCGTACAGCTTCGCCGTCTCTGCGGAGATACCGCGAGTGGCAAGATATTCGATGTGCTTTTCGGTTTTGGTGAGGTAACGGGAGATTTTCTTTCGGTCTGGCCGGGAGAATTTCTTTTGCTGCTTTGCTGCGAAGTGGTGGTCGTCGTCCTTGATGCCCAGAAACTCTTTGGCTTCGGTCATCGCCTGGTGTAACCCGCAATCCCTGACGGCTACCCAGAGGTCCAGCAGATCGCCAGCGGTTCCCTCTGCAAAGTCAGACCAGACTTTCTTCCCTGCCAGGTTAACCTTGAGGCTCTTCCCTGACTCCCCGTTGATACTGCCGGCCACCCATTCGTGACTTTCTCGCTTCCCGTTCGGCAGCAGGTATTTCGCCACCCTTTCGACCTGATTCCATAGCAGGTCACTCAATTCACTCGGCGTCATCATGATGCCCTCAAATCAAACTTATTGAACCAGTACCGGACAAACCCATCGCTCAGTAAGCCGTGGTTGTAACCGGCAATCAGCAATGCCTTGAACCGTGATTTCATCGTCACCTCAGAAGAAAACGTATCCGCTATTGCTGACGGTCACGGCTGGCTTCTGGCCGGATGATTCTGGTCCTGCAGCTGGCTTCTGGTCATTCCATCGCTGCCCATTTAGGTAACTGGATGGAAGCAGGCGATCAAAACCGAACTGTTTTCCTAGCCGACACGCGATATCTTCTGCCAGCATGGAAGCGAATTGCTCTGCCGTACCTTTGGTGACGGCTCGCCATTCCTTGAACTGAGTTCTGAATGCTGAGGCTGCATTTTTCTTGCCGTCCTTTCGCATCCCAGCAGGCCAGAAAATTTTCTCGAATGCCTCATCGGTTGCCTGGTGTTTGTTTGAAGGCTGAGATGGCTTTTCTTCCTCCGCTCGAACCTGTTCGGGCAGAGTGTTTTTAATGTCTTTCTTGTCTTTTGTAATAGTGTCTTTTGTGTCCCCCTGTTTTGAGGGATTCGACTCCCTCAAATTGAGGGATGTTTTATCCCCTGTTTTGAGGGATTTCCCCTCGTTTTGAGGGATGCACCATTCATCGATGTTTTTGTTAGGCCCGAACATGCCACCTTGCTGCTTGATGACGTACATTCTGACGAGCTCTAACTTCGCTTCATTGCACCGCTTTACCGGCAACTTTGTGATCTCGCTAAGCTGAGAATCGCTGATCCTGTCCATCGGCTTATTCCACCCGTAGGTTTTACGCAGAATAGCGAGCAGCACTTTGAAGTGTCGCTTGGTAAGATCAGCGCCTGAATAAGCCTCAAGGAGCATATTTGACAGCCTGGCGTACCCATCATCGAGTTCTGCCACACGACGCTCCACGACCGTCAGAGACGGTCTGATTGGTGTTACTGTTGCAGGGCTACTCATGACCGCTCTCCTTCCGCTTTAGTTCTTCGATGATGGCTCTCAGCTTTACGCCAACAGCCGGGTTACAGGATTTGATGAACCGGTCACGAGCAATATTTTTGTGTACTGCCGCCTGGTACAACCGAGGTTTTTTTGGCATAATTACTCCTGAAATTAGTGTTGTTGACGTGACGCAGTTTCTTAAGCCCCGAACGAGTTACCGCTCGCTTGGGGTTTTTCTTTTGTGAGAATTTCAGCAACCTGCTTTGCCAGCCGCGCCATGTCGTCATCTACGACACCCCACTCCAGCACCGCCAGTAACATCGACAGCTTCGGCAGCATGCTTTCCTTCCAGCGGGTAATGCCCGACTTATCCATCCCCAACGCCTTTGCAACGTTAGAGGCACCGCGAATAGCAATCTGATTCAGTATCCAGGACTCAATTTTTCGAGCCTGATCTTTGTTTCGTGTGGTTGTGTTATCCATTTGTGATAATTCCTTTGAGTTGAAATAGTTAAAGGCCATGCGCAGACACGCAGAGCCATGTTTGATTTGTTTTATTGGAACTAGCTTTTCAGCTACGTAGGCCGGACGGCCGTTGTGAAATGCAGGTGTTACTTGAAACCCTACGCGGCAGCCCGATAAGCAGCCTCGTTGTATTTGAGAGCGCCAGCTGTAACGACTTCCAGACGATAGGCGTCTTTCTCCGGGATCACTTCTTTCCACTGTGAAACCGCGGCGTCACTAATGCCTAAAGCCTTCGCTACTGCTCGCTGGGTTCCGAAGTGGTCGATAACTTGTTTTTTGTACATGGACTCGCTCCGAAATAAAGAACACTTAAATTATCAACTAAAGGAAACTTAAGTCAAGAAGATTTAAGATGACTTAACTATGAATATGAAAACGATGGGCGAACGCATTCGTGCGCGACGCAAAGAGATGAAGATCAGGCAGGATGCACTCGGCAAAATGGTGGGTGTGTCTAATGCGAGACAGAACCGAAAGGTGACAACCTCCTTGCCCTGGCGAAGGCGCTTAACTGCTCTCCAACCTATCTGCACAATGGTGAACAAAGCCAGGCAAACGTCGCCTATCATGGACTGAATAAACCAAAAGGTAGCTACCCTCTTATCAGCTGGGTAAGCGCAGGGCAATGGATGGAAGCTGTAGAACCTTATCACCGCCGGGCGATTGATCACTGGTACGACACAACAGTGGAGTGCTCTGAGGACTCTTTCTGGCTTGATGTACAAGGTGATTCGATGACGTCACCTGTAGGGTTAAGCATCCCGGAAGGAATGGTTATCCTGGTTGATCCAGAAGTAGAGCCTCGAAGTGGAAAGTTGGTTGTCGCCAAATTAGAGGGTGTAAACGAGGCCACCTTCAAAAAATACGTAGTCGACGCCGGGCGTAAATACCTCAAACCACTTAACCCCCAATACCAGATGATTGAGGTTGACGGGAACTGCAAGATTATCGGCGTTGTAGTCGATGCCAAAATAGCAAATCTTCCATAAGGGCCGTCTGGCCCTTTTCTTTTTTCTTCTCATACCCAGCAAATCAAGCGCCACTTCAATTCCCCTTCACACACGAAAAATAAATTAAGTTTTCTTCAAATTACTCTTGACCATCAAATTAAGATGTCTTAAATTTATCCCATCAGCAGGACGCAGCACTCACCAGGACGGTGAACCTACAACGATTCAGTGATGAATCTACGAGGCTGAAAAGCCTGATAACCAAAGTGAGCTTTGGGATTGGATGAATTAGCTGCAGAGGCATGTGGTCGCAATGCGGTCAGTGTCCAGCAGGAGTTCAGCACCTGCCATCCAATCACCAAAGTTCATCAGGAGGTCACCATGACACGCAGAACAGCATTCAATGGGTCAGCAGCAGGTCGTCGTCGCGAGCGTCGCGCAGCATTACAGAGCGCCGCTGCCGTAAGTGCTGAGAACATGCATCGCCCTACCCTTAGCCGTGCTCAGGTTCAGGCTAAAGGCCAGCATCACACGCCAGCAAGCATTGAAGATGCGACCCCGATTAAGTTTGTTGCACAGGATGCAGTGTGGCAGCGCCAGGAATACAAGCGCCAGCTTGAGCGTGCAGCGATCGTCTACAGCAACGAGTTCGGCAATAAGCCACTGGATAGCGGAATGTGCCTGCCGGATGTGGCGATTTATGCAGCCGGTCACCGCAAGAGCAAATCCATTACCGCTCGCTGAGGTGGCCCATGAAGAACAGCATCAAGTGCCCGGTATGCGGTAGAGACTTCGATCCACGCACACCGTTCTGCCACATCAGCAAGTATCACCAGTCAGCGAAGAACTGCGAGCTGGAGAAGATACGCGATGCACGGCGGCAGTATTTCAGCGTTTCCCACCACATCAACTAAGGAGAGCGTATGCGACGGCAAAGCTACATCACTCACAAATAATCGGTACTACATATGCTTTCGGAATCCCCGTCATTGCCGGGGATTTTGACATTCACCAGAGGTCATTTACGAGTGGCCTGCGGTGAATAAACAAAGGGGTGGATATGAATGGAAAATCGAAAAAACCTGCCAGCGATATTATTCGCCAGCAGGCACAGGTAATGATGAATCAGGCAGAGACTATTTCACGTGAGAAAAAAGTCTTTCGTAAAGCGGTTTCTGAACTTCAAGCATCTCAGCAACAGAGGCTGAACCGCCCTTCTCAGCAAAAGCAATCACATTTTCAATGTGACTCTTAACTGCTGAGGCGTGTTCAGCTGGCATGGTTGATAACATCGACATCAAAACGTGTTGAAGCGCTACGTTCTCAGCGTCAATGCGAGAAACCCGGTCAGATAAGCCTTCAATAATTTTTATTAATGAACTTTCCTGCATTTGTAAATCCCTATTTTGACTGTGGAAAAAGCAGTCTACGACATTCCTTTGACTGTGGAAAGTGAAGGAAACCACGCGCCGGGCGTGGCTAAACATCCCGGCACTAATTCAAGCTGAGGCTGCCAGATAGGCGGCCTTTTTTACGCGGGTAACTACAGAGGGTAAGGGTATGGCGGATAAGCAGGTTCAGTTGTCTGGCAAGTGCGTCTTGAAGATAGACACCATCAAAGGCAGCAGCACTATCGAAATACCAAAAGTGAATCTCAGCGGCAAAAACAATGCAGACGCTTTGCTTAATGAAGTGTTCCATTTTGGAGTAATGCGTCACGGAAAAAACAAGCTTCGCGAAATGCTTGAAGAGAGGCTTGATGGCTACGGGGAAGAGTACGAAAACCATGGCCTCACCTACGACTAACCCGCTCCGGCGGGTTTTTTATTGCTCATACCCCAGCAACTTCACAGAGGTTGCTCAGTTATGAGACGGCGGCCATCCACCGCCACCTGATTTTGTTGCGTCAACGACGCGCCTGCACTAGTTCAGCAGCCCAACGGGCGGAGAGATTATGGAAAACGACCACTACAAATCGGCATTCCCAACGCATGAAGGCAACCACCTGAAAGATTACTCTGACCCTGGCATGACATTGCGCGACTACTTCGCGGCTAAGGCGATGCAGGCATTCATCACAGGAGCTATGAGCGACGGCACTGCATTTAACCCTAAGTCAGGTGACCATGATACTGCTGCGGAAGTTGCATATCTGATAGCAGACGCCATGCTCCGCGCCCGGGAGGCCTCATGACAGTCACCCACAACGGCAAGCAGTACGCCGTAACCGAATTAAACGATAACGAGTGGAAGTTAACTTCAGTCGATAAGCCGCGCGAGACACTCACCTTAGACCGGGCACAGATGGCGTATGCCGGCTTACTTGAGCAGGTGGAGGGGAAGTCATGATCGCCCACTACGGCACCACCCCCATCATTCGCCAGTGTGTTGAGCCTGGCATGATGGCGCTGCATGAAGGACGCACTTACCGCGTGTCAGCTGTCATCCACGAACGCAAATGGGTGTACCTGCACACCGACGCAGAAATCATCCGTGTTAACGATCGTGTGATCGACGTTCTTCTCGACGGCACCGGCCAGCCAATTCAGCACTAATCCCCCGCCCATTTCAGGAGTAACCCATGAGTGAATTAACCGTCATCGAGGTGACGCCAGACCAAGCCCCGTCGCTTTATACACCGAACGGGCTTGATGCTTACCTTGAGCAGATCCGTCAGGCAGTAAACGAAGTGCCAGACCTGACCACAAAGAAAGGTCGTGACCGCGTTGCCTCACTGGCGGCCTCAGTATCCCGCAGCAAGACGGCAATCGAGAAGCCGGGCCGCGAGTATCTCAAGCGCCTAAAAGAGGCTGTGAAGCCTGCTGAGGTGGAAATTAAGCGGTTCGTTGATGCCTGTGATGCCCTGCGTGATGCCACTCGCCTTCCGCTGACCGAGTGGGAAGCTGAGCAGGAACGCATTAAAGCCGAAGAAGAAATGAATGCGTGGCATGCCGAAGCGCTGGTGATGAACGAAAACATCGACCTGCAGCGCGCCATCCAGTTTGAAGCCGACCACGAAATGGCCCTGCTGATGAATGACAAGTTCGCCCGGGCTCGGGAAGAACAACGCCGCCTGGCAGAACAGGCCCAGCGTGACCGTGAAGAGCAGATTAAGCGTGAAGCCGCTGAACAGGCCAAGCGTGAAGCGGAAGAGAAGCACCGCGCTGAACTGGAAGCCGCCGCCCGTCGCGAAGCAGAAGCCCGTGCGGAAACAGAGCGCGCGGAACGGGAAGCGCGTGAGGCTCAGGAACGTACCGCCCGGCTGGCGCAGGAAGCACGAGAACAGGCAGAGCGCGAAAAGCAGGAAGCTATCGCCGCCGAGCAGCGCAAAGCACAGGAAGAAACGGATCGCATTAAGCGTGAGGCTGAGCAGAAAGAAGCGGCCCGACTGGCGGAAGAGAAACGCATCGCTGATGAAGAAGCCCGACGCGCAGCTGATAAAGAGCATCGCCGCACCGTTAACCGCCGCGTTATCGCCGACTTTATCGCCCAGGGCATCCCCGAAGAATTCGCGCAGAAATCCATGCTCGCCATCGCTGGCGGAAAGGTGCAAGACGCGCTCATCAAATACTGAGGTAACTCATGAATATCACATGCGAGTGCGCAGAAATGCGCACATCTGTAGGTCAGCGCAACACTATCAGGCTTGAGCTTGAGGGCGTGACGCTGGCCGGAACAGTCGATACCAGAGAGGTGCTTAACCAGCTGGATGGCGCTGTCATCATCGAATGGCTGGCTGAGCAGGGCTACACCGTCCTTCACCAGGAGCGTGCAGCATGAGTGCTATGGAGCGCTGGGATGACGATGCTTTCGTCAGGCTGATGCGTGACGTGATCCCCGATACGCCGGATGACGATAACGAGCCGGTTAACCTGGCTGCAGAACGTCAGAACCCGGTGATCAGCTGGGCAGAATTTGCGGGAGATTTCACATGAACCTGAATCTGTTAGACGAGCCATTCGCCACTGGTGATATCGAGTGGCGCATTCAGCAAGCCGGGAAGAGCGGTAACAAGATTTGGGCCAAGGTACTGGCCTACGTAACCAACCGGGCAATCATGAAGCGCCTCGATGAAGTGTGCGGTAAGGCTGGCTGGCGTAACGAATATCGCGACATCCCCAACAATGGCGGGGTTGAATGCGGAATATCCATCAAGGTGGATGGAGAGTGGATCACCAAATGGGATGCAGCTGAAAACACTCAGGTTGAAGCGGTTAAAGGCGGGCGATCTGGAGCGATGAAACGTGCTGCTGTGCAGTGGGGGATCGGGCGTTATCTATACAACCTGGAGGAAGGATTCGCCATTGTCTCAGCGGAACGGGAAAATGGATTCCACTATGCCAAATCAAAAGAAGTTGGCGTGTTTTACTGGAAACCCCCTGTCCTGCCAGCCTGGGCATTACCTGCCGGGTCGGCGCATGAGCAGAGCGAACCACAGCCCGCAGAGCAAACAAAAGAGCCAGAGCCACCTAAAAGCGTGGATGCGGACAAGATACTCGCCGCGTTCTCTTCCTACGCCAATAACGAAACGGACATCAAGAAGTTAACTGAGCAATACAGAAAGACCTGGGCGGAGCTTAGTGGCTATGTAGAGCACCAGGAAAAATGCAAAGACGTCACTGGCATCAGACGTTCCGAACTTACACAGGCGGCATAAATGGCAATTAACACGATCACAGTTTCAGGCAATGTCGGGAAAGACGCGGTTCTCCGCGTCACCCCAAATGGTAAGCACATCTGCTCGTTCTCCCTCCCGGCAAAGTCCGGGTTTGGCGACAACGAGAAAACATCATGGCTGAACTGCAAAATGTTTGGCGCTATGGCTGAGAAGCTCTCAGCGGCGATCGTTAAGGGTGCAAAGGTCACGGTGACGGGTGAGTTCGTCATTGAGGAATGGACTAGGCAGGACGGATCGCAGGCGCAGACACCAACAATCCTGGTGCGAGACATTGACCTTCCTCCTCGCGGCACTCCAGGAAACGACCATCCTCGTCAGCAGCCATCATCGCAGCCGCAACGCCAGCAACAACAACGCGCATCGACACCACAACCAAGCGAACCACCGATGGATTTCGACGACGATATCCCCTTTTAACGCCTGATTAATCCTGAATTCCAACCTATTTCACCTCACGGAGGCGGGTTATCCACACCCGCAATTCGCTATGCACCACATATCTGGCAGACGCCACTACTCGAAAGAGACGCTTGTCCGGCTGCTCAGCGTTGATGAGCGCAACTTCATTGCCACCTACTGGAGCGGCGTTAACCCTGGCGACGGATGTTTCAACGCCGGTATTAACCTGGTCACGCACGAGTCGTTCTATGCAGGCTGGGGCGGGTCGCTGGAAGAGAAAAGCGAGTACATCACTGCTGCTGAGCTGGAGATGGTGAAGGAGATGTGTGATGCGACCCCGTGGGGTCAGGAGTTCGGAGGGAAGTGTTTGGGGGGGATGGAATACCGGCTTAAACCTGAAATGAGGGTGACGCAATGAAACACGCTCACGACGACATAGTAGTTCACGGACTTCGCCTGACATTCATTGTCGGACCTAACGGCTGGCTGATGCCATGGGGTGATGTTATCTGCAACCCACTCAAGGCGCAGCGACTGGCTGAGGAGTACATCAACAGGCAGGAGGCAGCATGACCGGGAAATACTCGCTTATCTACGCCGATCCACCCTGGTCTTACGGAAACACGATCAGCAATGGTGCTGCGGAAAACCACTACGGCACCATGAAGCTGATCGACATTAAGCGTCTGGCAGTGTGGGATTTGGCCGCTGAAAACTCTGTGCTGGCGATGTGGTACACCGGCACCCACAACCAGGAGGCCATTGAACTGGCTGAGGCGTGGGGCTTTACGGTGCGTACCATGAAGGGATTTACGTGGGTGAAGCTGAACCAGCTAGCAGAGGTACGCATCAACAAGGCGCTGGCGGAGGGTGAAGTTACCGACTTCTACGACTTCCTCGATCTGCTGAACGCAGAAACGCGCATGAACGGCGGAAACCACACCCGGGCGAACACTGAGGATCTGCTGATAGCCACCCGCGGTGCAGGACTTGAGAGGATGAATGCCGGTATCAAGCAGGTGGTTTACAGCCCGCTCGGTGCGCATAGCGAAAAGCCATGGGAAGTTCGCCACCGGCTGGAGTTGCTCTACGGCGACGTGCCACGCATTGAATTGTTCAGTCGCTGCGGTGCGCCGGGGTGGGATCATTGGGGCAATCAATGCCCAACATCGGCTGTTCAGTTGCTGCCAGGCTGCGCGATCGACGTGATGAAAACGGATGCAGCATGACAGCACAAATCACCGGGTCGCTAATGCGGCCTCTCCATTTGCTGGCGTTTGCCGTCAGCCGCATCAATGAACAGTTCAGGGAGCACTGACCATGGCATTCGTATCGCAAATAACAGGAAGGAATGGGCGCGGACGAAGCAATTGCCCTCCCGGGATTTCAGTGAAATTTTCGCAGTCAGGATCTGCGACATGCTATGTCGGCGTGAAGATACGGCAGAAGCACCGGATGATTGAGGTTGAACTCGATGAATCAGCCAAAAGAATCCGCGTTAAGCCATCACAAGATAGTGGCGCATTAATGTCCGGTGCCAGCGGGGGTGCTTTCTCTATTTCGAAAAGTTTTGGCAGAAAGGTTATTGCTGATGGGGAAAGCAGAGTATTTATCCCGCTGACCGAAAGTTCTGATGGTTGGTGGTACGGAAATTACGGCAAATAACGGCTTCGCGCCCAGCGTGCGGCATGAGGAGAGATATGAGCACTATTCAGGACATTCGCAACCAACTGGCAACCATAGCTACGGAGGCGCATAAGGTGGCGTGCTCTCTGGATGTTGGTGATGAGCGCACCGAAGCATTTGAACTATACGAGGCATTACGGCGACTTCAGCGTCGTGGCACTGCAACCGACATGCTTAACGCTACCAACCCATTGCTATCTCACTGCTGTGAAGATGACGATGAAGATTGGTGGGACGATGAAGACGACTGACGCAACTGATAGCCAGTTATGAGCTGGCTATTGGGTGCGAATGCACTGCCACGTTATCCCCCTTTCAGCCCTCCATTGCGAGGGCTTCTTTTTGCCTGGAGAACGCAGTGGAACAATACAGCATCACTCTCAATCAGGCCTGCGCAATGCTGGGCATATCCAGACCGACAGCTGCGAACTGGATCCGCACCGGCAGACTGCAGGCAACCCGCAAAGACCCATCTAAACCAAAATCCCCTTACCTCACAACCCGACAGGCCTGCATTGCGGCGCTCAAGTCACCGCTGCATACTGTCCAGGTGAGCGCGGGTGATGGCATACGAGAGGAATTAATATGTCACTCTTCCGCAGAGGTGAAACCTGGTACGCCAGCTTCACATTGCCGGACGGCAAAAGATTTAAGCAGTCTCTTGGGACAAAGGACAAAAGGCAGGCCACGGAACTCCATGACAAGCTAAAGGCCGAAGCCTGGCGGGTGAGCAAGCTCGGTGAAGTGCCTGACATGACATTTGAGGATGCCTGTGTCAGGTGGCTTGAGGAGAAGGCGCACAAGAAGTCGCTGGATGATGATAAGAGCCGGATCGGATTCTGGCTCCAGCACTTCGCCGGCATGCAGCTGAAGGACATCACTGAATCGCGGATCTACGCCGCTATACAGAAGATGACCAACCGCAGGCATGAGAAAAACTGGAAGCTGATGAACGCGGCGCAGACGAAGAAAGGCAAGGAAACTCCTGACTACGTTCCGCGTCCGGCTTCTGTGGCGACAAAGGCCACGCACCTTTCATTTATCAAGGCGCTTCTCCGGGCAGCAGAGCGTGAATGGAAGATGCTCGATAAGGCCCCTATCGTCAAGGTTCCCCAGCCGAAGAATAAGCGTATCCGGTGGCTGGAACCTCACGAGGCTAAAAGGCTGATTGATGAATGCCCGGAGCCGTTAAAGTCTGTTGTCGAGTTTGCGCTGGCTACAGGACTTCGTCGGTCGAACATCATCAATCTGGAGTGGCAGCAGATTGACATGCAGCGCCGGGTGGCGTGGATACACCCGGAGCAGAGCAAATCGAATCAGGCCATTGGCGTGGCACTGAATGATACTGCATGTCGCGTGCTGAAAAGACAAATAGGAAGTCACCACAAATGGGTGTTCGTCTATAAGGAGAGCTGCACTAAGCCGGACGGAACGAAAGCGCCAGCCGTGAGGAAAATGCGGTATGACGCCAACACCGCCTGGCGGGCAGCACTAAAGCGAGCAGGCATTGAGGATTTCAGATTTCACGATCTGAGACACACCTGGGCAAGCTGGTTGGTTCAGGCTGGAGTCCCGATATCGGTGCTGCAGGAAATGGGGGGGTGGGAGTCCATCGAAATGGTACGCAGGTATGCACACCTGGCGCCAAATCACCTGACCGAACATGCCAAGCAAATCGACTCGATTTTTGGCGATTGTGTCCCAAATCTGTCCCACATGGAAAGCAAGGAGGGTACGAATAACACGTAACTGATTGAATTTTCTGGTGCCGATAATAGGAGTCGAACCTACGACCTTCGCATTACGAATTATAAGAACTGCGTTTTAACACAGTAACTTACCGCATCATCCCTGCGCTCACACGTCCCATGATGCCAAAAGATGTAAAGACACGACAAAGCCAGAAAAGCCATGCGTGTCCCACATTTGTCTCACACTACCCTGTCGTCTTCGATCGCACTGTTGATGAAGTACGTCACCCGCCCCAACACTTCCACCTCTTCCGCCGCTTCCCCTTCTATCGCTTCGCCGTCATCACAAATCAGCGCCCTACCCATTACCCGTGCAAACTGCGTTCTGCCGCCAGACAAAATCAGCAGCACCTGATTCTGTACTAACCGGGTGACAGGTTCGATTACAGCAAACCCACTCGACGTTTCCAGGATGCGGCTGTCCATGCCTATCCCGCAGATACGCTCCGGGGTTAACCGCTGCTCTACATAGTCCGTCGCAGGTGAAGGAAATCCCATCAGAGAACCCTCCCCATGTTGCGGAGTATCCAGTAGTGATTGTCGGTTCCGTCAGTTGTCTTATCCGTGAAATCTGGCTGGTAGCGCTGTATCCACTCGTTGGCGTCGGCCCGGCTGAAATGCCAATGGACCTTTGCCAACTCGCGGATAAAGTCTTCAGTACGTAAGCACCGGTAGCCCTTGGGGTTTTGCTGTATGGCAGCGACAAATGCGCTGTGAATGTCTGATTGGCGGGGCACAATCTGCACTCCTTTTACTGTTTTTATATACAGTAGTTTTAATGAGGGTTCAGATCAATGCGGGGCAGCCTATTAATGCGGAGCACTGAAGAGGTGATGGCTGATCCTCCTCCAGGAATGATGCGGCCAGGCCCTCAAACCAGCCGCAGATCAAATAATTGATATTTGGTCAAGCAGGCGACTCAGCACTGAGTGTTTACATTACGCCCATGCACTACATTTCATCTGAGAGGGCCAGGATCGGGAGAGGAGCATGTTAATTGCACTGTTGATAATCGGCATCCTTGCCGTGAGCATTTTCATCCTGACGGTGTTATCTGCCATGCAGGACATGGCTGATGATTACTGATTATATCGCTGCGATGATGAAGCATAAGAGCTCTTCATAGCGGATGCCGTACCGTCCACCCGCTTCTTTGATGAGCACTTGTTCTGCTGGCTTGATAACCTCCCATCGCTCTTCCTCAATGATCATTTGCTCCCCGTCCGGTGATACTAACGAGCTCAACACTGCCGGGTGATAGACCATCTCGGCAGGGATGGTTTGATACTGGTCTTCCCATTCGTCATAACAGAAGAGCCCATAGTCCGATGCGTTAAGTCCCTCCTCCGCAAAAGTCTGCTGAACATCCTGAGCTATGACCCCGAAATGTAATCGGGCTTGACCGCCTTTCTCTTCCACGGCATCAGTAAATTTGAAGCGTCGGAACATCCCTTTGAGTTTAATGGCGACCCGACGCTCAGCTTCTTCCATTTCGCGGATGTCAGTTTTAACCGTACCATCAGAGGTGTTGATTGTGCCGGTACCGGCAAAAATAACACTCCACCTGCGTGATGAAGATCCGCAGGCGCGGACGTTATCGGTCGCTGGCTGTACAGACGCGTCGAAGCGGGCGTAATTATTTGCATCCCCCGGAGTATTCATCAGCCCTTCAATGAATGGCAGGCTCCCCTGGTTTGCAATTACGAGCTTATTGTCTCCGGACGCTACACCCGCCCCTGCCTGGTCTCCGATGAAAATATTACCGTTCCCTGAAGACAGCGTTCTCCCGGCTCCTCGCCCGAGCATGACGTTGTTACTGGCAGTACCGACAGCGTTAAGGGCGTCAGCCCCGACAGCGACGTTATTTGCACCAGTAGCTGTGCCGGTAAAGGTGTTTGTGGTTGATGTAACACCACGTCCGGTGTTATTCCCCACGTAGGTATTATTATCACCGCTGGTAATTTCTCGGCCTGCTGCGTTACCTATGAAAGTACAGCCATTGACAACATTGAATGAAAGCCGCTTGCCAGACGAATCAGTAACTATACCCGCACGCATGCCGGTAGACCGGCCAACACCAACGTTATTGCTCCCGGTGTGAAGTTGCTGGAAGGAAGACGACCCAATACCAATGTTGAATGAGCCGAACTTGTTCTCATTAAGCGCATCACGGCCAATGCCGATGGAGTTGTTGAGGGTTATTGCTTTCTTGAGGGCGTTAACGCCAATTGCGATAAGTTCGGTGCCGGTGCAAGGAGAGGTATCCGTCAGGGCATCAACCAGCGTATCGCCAGAAATAGTTCCGTGCCCGGCGGCTGTAATATTGGTCCCGGTTGAGACATTTCGCCCGGCGCCAGGTCCCAGCAGAACGACCCTGGCATTGATATCATCGCCAACAAAATTCTTTCCAGCGTCATAGCCAAGGATAAGATTTCCGTGGGTTTGCGCTGTGTTAGTGAATGGGATTGTCCCTTCAGCCACTGTCTGTATGCGCTTACCAGGGCCCCAGAATTTGCCTGGAATATCTGCTGGAATTAAATAGGTGCCTGCCGGAACATAAACCCCACCAGGAGAGGCAGTGGCGGCTGCAGTAAATGCTGAGGTTGCATCCATGGTTCCGGAAGTGATCGCAGCCACATCAGCTTTGGCGACAAAATCCAGTACGCTGACAGTCTCCTGGTTCTTGTCATGCTGAGTTCGCGGCGCTGCCCCCGTTAATGGCTGCTGCACTCCGAGCATTGCATCCCCCAGCGCTGGATCAGCAAGCTCCTGTCGCAACTCATCAACCTTAGCAATTACAACTGTCGGGTCAATGATAGCCAAATCATGCCAGTAAAACTGCTGAGCGTTATATGCGTCCAGAACCGCCATCGAATAATTTTGTTTCGTAATGAATTTGGCGATCTGGCCGTTATATACTGGAAACCCACCCGCGTTAATAAGGATGGGCTGCGCGATCTGAACCTCTGAACCGTCTTCATTGGCAACATAAACCGGGATTTGATTGGCAGGATTTGCCGGGTCGGTATCCGGTACGCCAATAAAGATTTTCCCATTCGCCACGGCTTTAAATGCACGCGGCGCGGAGAATGGATGGGCAGGCATGGAAATCAGGTAGCTAGACATTTGCTGTGCTCCGGGCGCAAGTTATCCCCACATCGGACATGCGGTGAAATTTGGGCAATAAAAAACCCGCCGAAGCGGGTTGGTGATTTAAGTAAGCGCTATTTCAAAAGGAAGGATGGCGGGAGTTCGTTACCCTGTAGTCTCTTCCATGCGGAGAGGTTGGTGGTTCCATCAGCCCTCTCCATATCTACTTCGTGCGACATCTTCGATAACACATCGCGAGAGCGGTTGATTACTGCCGCGAACTCAGAGCCATAATCGTGACACTTACCGGCGTAATGAGACTGAATCTCTCGCATTGGGCGCTGCAGTTCACGGAATACAGCCTGGGCGCGGTTGGCATAATCCCACAGCCAGATAAGCGTATTCACTTCGGTCTCAGGGATGGTAACGCCGCTGACCTTTGGCGCTTCAATCAGCTCACCTTCCAGAGGCAGACGGGAAACCAGTGAGATAGCCTCTTCAAACTGGTCGTTGCTGATGTCCTTATATGTCATGCCAAAGTGCGTTTTAAGTGCTGACCACATCGTGATAATGGCTTTGGCCTGCTTATCCTTCGGCAGAGAGTGGCCGCGAGACATAACCAGTTCCTTGATGGTGGTCTGCTGCTCTTTGGTGATTTTACCCGACGCGGTGCTTGCTTTGCGCGGGTTCGTTACCTGACCCTTCGTCCAGTATTCGTAGAGAACGTCGTCGCATTCATCCTGGTACTGGATGACGCGGTCGCGGATCTCCGGCTTCACCTTGTTTGGGCTGATAGTGTTAAGCCATGCAGCCAGCTTGCGTAGTGCCAGGCAAATCATCTTCTGAATGCCGCCTGCGGTAGGTATGGTGATTTCCACCACCCCTTTGGCAAAGCGTTGAGTTAGCTTCACGTACTGGCTTTTCCAGTCCATACCCATGCCTTCAACAATCGGCTTCATCGGCGTGAACGGTTCGCCGTTGTGGTTGACGACATAAAGCTCGGTGCCGTGGAATGGAACGTTAATGGTGCAGTTTTGTTGGTTCAGTGTTAAACTTGTCATGTCAATATTTCCTTGCTGGTTTTGTTGATACCGAGGCCCTAACTGTTCGCGCAGTTGGGGCTTCAACTTTTTAGGCACTTGTGCGCCCTTCCTGCTTAAAACTTTCCATCACTCTCATGTAGATCTCTGAATTGACGGATCGGCCATTTTCCTCCGCAATCTTCCTTACTAAATCCAGTGACTCCTTAGGCCATCGCAGATTGAACTGCGGCATTTTGCTTGCGCCTTTCATACATCCTCCGAATAGGTCCACCGTGGACCTATTGAGAATATAATAGCATCATCCTATCATGTCAACTTAATAGAAAAGGATGACGTGATGGCTAGAGATGACCCGCACTTTAACTTCCGCATGCCCTTGGATGTTCGAGAAAAATTAAAATTCCGCGCCGAGTCTAATGGGCGCTCTATGAATGCCGAATTGCTTAAAATAGTCCAAGATTCACTTAATAAACCGTCGCCAGTTTCCGGCTATCGTGATGAGGCGGAGCGCCTTGCTGATCAGCAGTCGGAGGTGGTGAAGAAGATGGTTTTCGAGACTCTCAAGAGTATGTACAGCAAGGATAAATAATGAAGAAAGCGGCATTTTTTGCTCTCTCGCTTTTCGCCTCTGCCTGCAGCGCTGAAATGCGTGAGTTACAAACAGGGAATGATCTTCTCCACAACATCAAAGAAGGTAAGACTGGGAACGACTTTGCTTCATTTTATACAACCGGATACATTCGAGGAGTCACTGATTCGCTAGTTATGATTGGCTCCCTATGCCCTGCTCCCGGTGTTGATATGGCACAATACACTGATATAGTGCAGAAGTATCTTGAGAAGAATCCAGAGACAAGAAATGAAGCTGCCTTAGTTTTAACATTTCTTGCAGTTGGTCAGGCTTTCCCTTGCAAAAAGAAAATCCAATAAATAAGGACGTAAAATGAGATCTCTGATGTTTCTCGCATTTTTTTTATTGGCAGCCTCTGCTAGTGCTGAGTGCTGGGTGGTCAAAGATATGAAAGGCGTAAACTCCGCTTCTCATGGTGGCTATAATTTCGAGAATGATGGTTTTAGCGGAACATTCAGGATCTTTGCAGATGGTGATAAGGCATCCGTAACATATTCTGGCAGTGATGCTGGAGGGTTGTCATATGGTCACATCCTTCCAAATACAATTATAGGTGTCAGCAACAATGAAAATGGACAAGTTGTAGAAACTTGGATCATTGGTAAAAATGGCATTGTGAAAATGACAAAAGTGATAAATGGGTTTGGCGACTTTGATTCAGTTAAGGCCATGGTTGGCAAGGTAGCGAGCAAGTGTTAGCCATCCATGGCTATGATTACTGTTGCGCCTTATCACTCGACGCCTGAGAGAGAGGGGTAAGAACTTCAGATACCCTACTGATCGCTCTATCGTATGAGGTACTGCCTTTTGGGGTGTTTGCCAATCTGAGCAAGGCATTTCGAACAATGCGTGACTCGTATCCTTTGGCAGCGCCCCCAATAGCTGCTGCGGTTGGTATTACGGCCGCCGCTGTTTTCATCATGCCAGCCAGCGCAGCTGCGTTAATAAGGCCACCTCCAAACAAAAGCCCGTAAAGTTGCTGTCCATTCAGGTTCTGAACATTGGCCTTTGATGCCTGCCTTGTTCCGTCCAGGTATTTGACCACCCCATCGAGTTGCTTACCATGCTCTCCACGGAAAAAGGTTTCGGCCTGCTTCCGGTTTCTATGCATCTCATTAATGAATTTTTCGACGCTAATGTTACCGGAAGGATCGGTGGCCTTTTCTACCGCCCGCTGAACAAGAGCAGCTCGGGCATTTTGCCTCCCGTTATCATCCAGCATTCGATAAAGCTGAGATCGTTCAGCTGGGCTTTGGCTAAATACAAGTTTTGTGACGTCTTCTGGCGTGGTCTTCCCGCTCTGGATTGCTCTCTGAACGCGGGTGTTTCCCATCATATCGTTGAACTTGGCCCATGACCGGTCAACACGCGCCATATTCGCAGCCTCTTGGGGGCCGAGATTACTGGCTACCGCTTTCTTCATATCGCTGGTATAGGCCTGATAAACAGCATCAGACGCTTTTTGCAGCGTATCCCTGTCCACCTCATCCGAAGCCGCCATGAATCGCTTCCGAAGGTTTGTTCGGTTCTCACGCGCAAGTTGAAGGTTGTTTGGCCCGCTAGTGATGTCATCCTTAAACTGCTGCAGGACACTTACAGCGGAACGGTCCTGAGAAGCTCCAGGGCGCGTTATTTTTGCAATTTGGTCGTCGATAGCTCTTACCGTATTGGTTATATCTACCGGCGTGTCGCCCATTGCGTTAATTATCCTCTTATATCGATCTCCAGCCGCTTGAATAAACTGCTGCTGCCCCTTTGAAGCTGATCTATAAAGCTGGGCATCAGAGATATCCCCAATCCCATCACTATACGTTTTTACAAGATTCTCTCGCGCTTCCTGTTGTTTCAGCCTGTTTTTGCCAGTCCCAAAAAATGGAATCCTCTCCCCGAGAGTTTGCGCCTGTTTTTGCATGAATGTTTTGTCACTCAACACATCACTGGTCATCAATGGCAGGTTGTTTTTGGTGGCGAAATCCACCTGAGCCTGCTTTTCAGGCGCCATTGATCCTAAAGTTGCTCTAGAGGTAGCGCTGGCAGTATTTTCAATGCCTTTTGCTACTCCGCCAATTCCTGCGGCAATTACTGTTTGCAGGGGGTCAATTTTCTCTCCGCCTACTGCCTGCGTAGTGCCCTGCAAAGCTAGGTCTGTCGCTCCTGATTTGAGCGTTGCACCCAGCACGGACGGCGCACGCGCTGCGGGAGTGAATGCCAGCGCGTTAGCCAAGAATGAAGTCACATCCTGAGGCGATATGCCTGGCTTATTGAGTGCATACTCACCTGATGGGAGGGAAACGATAGTGTTACCCTTTTCATCCTGCCGGAGCTTAGCCCCCATACTTTGCAGCACTTTTTCCTGCGATGCGTCAGACCCGAAGAGTTGAGACCATCCTGCCCGCAGCGCATCCGTACTCAGGCTGTTTAGTTCTGGCGCGGCACCCACGTTCTGTAGCCGATCCATTTCAGGAGTCATCCTGCTTTCGCCGGTCGCCGCATCGATAATGCGCCCCCTCAAGCTCGTCGCATCATCAACTGACTGCTGGCGCGATTGAGAGAGGTCGGCGTTAGCTCCGGCCATGCCTGCTGCATAATCATTTGCTACAGGCTGATGCTGATCCTGTTGCGTGGCGGTGGCAGTTGACTCGTCAAACTGATCAAAGAAATTTCCATCCCATTGAGAACCACCGCCATCCCCATACTCCTGAGCTTGCTCATTATGAAGGTTGATGGCGAATGCAGTGGCATCTTCAGGGTTATCGAACTTGCCAAAATGACGACCAGTCTTCCGGTACATATCCACCGCTTCGTTATCAGGCATAATGCGCCCATCATCGCTAACGGTTGGGATAAGAACTTCACCTGTGCCGTCATTGATTGAGATGGTTCTGACCGTGCTTATAGTGCCATCAGGATTTTTTACGACAGGGCGATTGTGAATGTCGATATTCCCTGGCGCCAGAAGACCTTTAGGCTGCGTCACCTGAGGCTCACTGTCGAACTGGTCGAAGAAATTCGCCATTACCCCCTCCTTATGGGAGATAGCCGTATTTAGCCTTGAACTGAGGCGCTAGAGATGGGTTTGCTTGCAGCGCCTGAATGGCTGCAGCCGGGGCCTGCTGCTGATTTTTCCCAGACTGAGCCTGTTGTCCCCCACTGGATCCAGATATAGGGTTGTTAGCCATGTAGCGCTTTGCTGCACTGCCAAGCGATTCACCTTTCTGGACATCCATGCCGAGAACCTGACCGCCATTTCTGGATTGCCCAGGGTTCCCGTTGGCGCTCATCCACTCTGCCTTAAAGTCGTTAAACTGTGCGCTACGACGCTCAAGGTTAGACATCGCATCGAGCCACCGTGCAACAACCTCTGGGTTATCCATGTCTGTCGGGGCACCCTGCCTGACGATTTCAACGTCCCTGTCAGTAGCCGGTCCAGGCGGAAGGAATCTTAATACCTGATTGTTAACCAGGGCATTCTGACGGATGCGTAGATCTCGCAAAGCTGTATCGGTGCCGGTGACTTTGGCAAACATATTCGAGGCATTACCAAACAGGCCGGTAGTTGGCTTTTCCTGCCTGAACTGCTGCGCCAGTGCAGCCATGGAATCAGCAGAATTAGTGCTTGCAGCGGAATCATTAACTGATTTCTCGATGGATTTCTCCATATTCACAGAGAGTTTTGGTGCGCCCTCAATAAGCTGCTGAGCCTTTTCCTGTGCCTGCTGCACCTTGAGGCCAAACTCCTGTTGATCAAGCGCCAGTCGCTGCGCCGCTAAGTTATGTCCGGTCATTGCTGACTGATAAGACATATTCTGCCCGCGTGCCTGCAGTGACTCCCCGGCACGATTACTGCGTGCTGTTTCTTCAATTTTCTGCTGGTTCTGGCGCTGCCCTACGATTTTGTCCTGCGCGGCAAAGTACTGCTCAGGCCCGAGAGCGGCCATGCCAAGGTGATCAGCGAACTCACCGAATCCCTGAGGGTTCTGCTGGTAGGTTTGTGCTACCTCTGCCGGGTCAAGCCCTACCCTCTGCAGATCAGCGGCGTTGTTTTGCAACCATGTACCCATAGCTTCCGGTGAAGCCGCTGCAAGACGCGCTCCGGCTGCCAGATTTCCGACGGTGCTGCGCTGGTCTTCATCGACAAACTTCATCCCGCTCCGCACCGCTTCCAGTTGGTCGGGATATTGGGCCGCAAGATTTCGAAATTCATTGCGGTCACCAGAAGCGAAGGCGTTTCCATAGGCTTTCTGAAATTCACGTTGCCGTTGCAATTGCTGTGACGCTTGATAGATCTGCGCGACACCTCCAAGACCCTGAAGAACCTGCAGGCCGATATTATTCTGCCCCACACGCTCCCGATCATTGTTGTCACGGATAAACGCCGCCGCGGCGTTGGCGTCGCTTGCTCTTGGCGCATTCTCATTTTGCGTCCCGATACCAGCAAGGAACCCACCAGAGTTAAGACCTTGTTGCCAGGTAGCCATATCAACCCCTTAAAATAATGAACCTAGTCCGCCGATCACGCCGCCAGCAATAGCGCCGGCCCCCGTACCAAGAACAGGAACGACACTGCCAATAGCTGCACCTGTGGCTGCCCCGCCAAGTGCTCCAGTAGCAAATCCCTGAAAGCCGGATGGTCGATTGGCATTAGCCGCCGCCGCATTTGCCTGCTGCTGATAAAGTTGGCTGGAGTTGTTGGCAAACGTCTGCCCGGCATTAGCCTGCCCGGTAAGCGCGCCAAGACCGATATTTGCTAGGTTCTGATAGTTGTTCATCTGGCCTGAAAGCCAGTTCTGCCCGAGCTGAGGGGCAATGGCCGCAAGCTGGTTTCCGGTAGCGGTCGAACCAAGCCCTCCGGTGGCCTGAGCCGAGCGAAGTGTCTGCTGCCGGGCCTGATCGGCTAACCCCTGATATTGCGCTGAGTTGTAATAATCATTCAGCGCTGAATTCTGGCCCTCAAGCGTGGAGAGCCCTTGCAGTTGCTGGACATACTGTTTTGCCAGTGGCGTGAACGGTGCAAGGTTCTGCATGTTCGTCTGCCACATCTGGCGCTGCAGATCGATGCCCTGCTGTGTGGCTTTAGCCTGGGCTTTTGCTCCGCCGTCGCTGCCACCTTTGAAGTAAACAGCCCTGTTGAGGTGCTTATTGGCAATCTGATGAATTAGCATTGGTTAGCTCCTCGTATTTTGAGCGTGGTAATTGATAGAGGGTGATCCCGACCGGCTTGCCGTTGCTGATATAGGCGTCGTCGAGATGGCCGACGCGCGTCGCGCCAAGTAGGCGGATAATCGCGCGGCCGTACTTTGTGGTGTCGGGCACCATCGTGATGCTGTTCAGGAAGGAGGAGTTCTGGAGAAGCCATTTGCAGAATAAGCGGTGACCGTTCAGCGCATACTCACCACGGAAGCCGGGGTCGTATATGGCGTGACACTCAACAACGCTGTGCCAGAAGTTGCGCACTTCATGGACGCCGACCAGCACCAGACCTTCATAGATACCGAGATAGACCGCATCAGGCTTGATGAGGTATGTGTCTCCACTGTCTACGATATTGCCTGTGTTCGCTGGGTTGTTGAGGAATTCTGCAAGCTTCACCGGGTTGTCGATGAGCTTGATTTGCATTAGTCGATTAGTCCGTGTGTTCTCAGGGCCTGCTCAAGCGCCAGGGTACGCTGACGTTCAGCAATAAGCGCTGTGGCAATGGCCTGAACTTCTGCCTGTGAATATGCCGCTCCGACCGGGAGCGCCTGGTCAGCATTGAATGCGGCCTTATTCGGTGTGCCAGTGCCTGCCGTCCATCCGGTTTGGCGCGGTCCGATAACCTTCAGGCCATCAATGGAGAGTGAAGTCTTAATGCCCAGCGATGACAGCAACGCCTGTGCTGCTGTTGCCGACTTCGAGACGTAGTCAGCCTGGATATCAGAGATATCATCTTCTGCTTGGGTGATTCTGGTGTCGTGATCGGCGAGTTCAGCCTCAATGCTGACCACCTCAGTGAGCAGGTAGTCAACATCGCTTCGCAGCGTGACTATCTTCCCTTCTGCTGTGGTGACGCGGACCTCAATCAGTTGGATGGCGTAGGTGTTGCCGGTGATACGACCTTCATGGTCTGCCAGTTCGATGTTTTGCTGCGCATTCTCATCCAGTGCGTCCTGCGCTCCTGACCCTGCGGCGTTAGCCTTTTTGGCTACATTGGCTATGTCAGTCGCCTGACCGAGAATATATTGCTGGTAAGCCATAGACAGACCAGCAGGAAGAGATGACGCAGAAAGCGTCATTGTCCGTATCTGGACGGGTGTATTAAGGTCTGCCATTACTCAACCCTCACCGAACAGCCGGACAGCGTTACCGGGGATTTGGTGATCACCCTGAACTTGAAGCCGATGTTTTTGCGGATGCGCCCAATACGCCGCCACAACACGCGCTTGTCGTAAACGAATGGCGCGTTCTGCTCAATCATCTGCTCCCGGCCAAAGTTGATGCCGTCTGCAGTGGCAGACAAAAACAGCCGGTCAGCGTACTGAGCAACGCCGGTCGATGATTCCAGTTCCAGATCGAACAATCTGGCGTTATCAGCCTTTATCAGAGGAGTGAATAGCAGGTGTTCTTGCTGGCTTCCGTACTGACTGGAGATATCAAATTGCAGCTCACCTTTCAGCGATGCTGACTTATCACCACAGGTGATAGCGCTGCCTTCATACATAAAGTCGATAGCCCGGTATACATCGTCACCCAGCCCGGTTTTCAGCACAGACCACTGCGGCCCGTTCTGGCTTGCTGATGCGTCGTATACCAGGACGTGACGTGGCAGATGAACGATAAGCAACTCATGCGAATCGAATCTCAGCGATTCCATTACGCCGGTAGCCAACTCGCTGGCGGTATATCCCCGCAGCACCTTCTCAATATGAGCCGTCGCGATTGGCTTTGCCTGACCAGAATCGACGAGGTAGACAGATGGCGCACCGGTTGCTGGGTTGCTGATTATTGCATATGCGTCCAGATACGGGCATTTGCAGAACATCCCGGCAATTCCTTTCGGAACCATATACGCCGGGTTAGCTGCGTAAATATCCCCGGTACGCCCGTCATTGCCTGTTAGCGAGAAATACTCGATTGTCGTCGAGCCGAAGCAAACAATAAAGTCTCGCCAGGTACCAATGCCGATTATACCGTCAGGCTGAGACTCGGCGCGCATCATGGCTGCGTATTTGTCCGGGTAAACCTCGTCGTCAAGGTCAGAGATAAACCAGGAGTCAGTGCCAGCCTTAGTCCATGCATAGTTCCCGCGGGACTGGCAGATATCACCGGCACTGCCGAGTTCATACTGAGTGTATCCACTCGATACAGGCCAGTTTGCAACAATGCGGACTGTGCCATCATAGCGATACTGAACCACCTGACCACCGGCAACGACTGCCTGGCTCGTTCGGCTATGCGCCATTGGCACCCTACCGGAACCTGCCACATCACCAACCGCAGAATCACCCTTGTAGAGCTTGCCTCCCATAACGCGATAAACGGCGTTCTGAGAGGTGTTGAACTGCGCCCCACGAGATGCACCAGAAACATCTGATCGCTTCGCTATGCCGGGGAAGCTTCTCAAATAACCTGATGCGCCGAGCACCTCCTTCGGTGTCGCCAGAAGATTGACCGGCAGATAGTCGATGTAGTCGGCGTTTCGGTATTCTTTACCCGTTCCCTTCATCAGAGGAAGTTGCTGGATCGGCATTGTTCTGCTCTCCCGGGAAGTAATGCCATCCATTCAGAGTGGCGAAACTGTTACCGCTGCCGATCGGCATCCGGTTCGGATAAGGCGCTCGTTTGGCGCGACTGAGAGCCGTGTTTTTGACGAGCAACTCTTTCCCGTTTCGGGCAGTGGTGATGACTTTGGCAGTTGGTTCGATGTGATAATCCGGCGCAATGCGGCAGGCAAGGTTAAACACCACAGCGCTAACAGCACTGGAACGCATGCCGTGATCGTCGCCTTCTGCGGGCGGGTTGTCCGGGTCGGTGAACACGTAACCAGTAATGATGCCTTTTCCGTCCTGGTACCATTCGGCCATCATCGTTTCGAGGTCATCAACGCCGTCCTGCATTGACTGCGGCTCAACGTCGGTGAGCGTGGCATCAGACGCGACACCCAACTTACGCAGCGACGCCCTGACGATGTCGCCTTTAGTCGCTATCAGCATTGTCTTCCGCCTTAGGCTTTGGCCCCGGCTTTTTACGTTGTTTCACTTCTGGCTCTGGCTCTGGCTCTGGCTCTGGCTCTGCAAGAGATTCCACCAGGTCATCAGGATGCGCAAACCAGCCAGCATCGAGATACTCCTGCAACTCATCTTCACCGATGATCTCGAAGTCGTAGCCAACACCCTTCCACTTATTCATGTCGCCTTGGCGATACACCATCTGTGTCATGTTCTGCTCCAGAATGAACAAAGGGGCCGAAGCCCCTTAGTGGTTGAGTGATTACGCCTGATCTGCCAGGCCGACACCGATTGACTCAGGCCGGGTTGCGTTAACACCGTACCAGACCGCGATACGGCACAGTCCAGACAGGGTGTTAATGTCGCCCTGCGTCGCGAAGATGCCATTCAGGCCCACCTCAGGGATGGTGAACGACTTGGTCTTCATGCCTGCGAACAGTTCGTGATTAGCCGGGATTGGCTGACTAACGATACGGATCGCGTCATCCGCCCAGAACACGTTGGTACGTGCAGTGGTGGTGTTGAGCACGTTTACCGCCATGCTGTTTGCCAGTGAAGTGTTCACGTTGGCATAGGCGCGCTGCTCAGGAGACAGGGAAGTGTCATCCAGAGCGATCGGCTTAGGCGTAATCTCAACATGAGTACCATCGACAACACGCACGACAGAGAAAGTCGCATCCTGAGCCAGCAGGTTTTTAGCCATCTGACCAAGGAACTTAACGCCGGTGAAGCTGATTTTGTCGCCGCGCTTCAGGCCAGTGGTAGCAGAGAGAGTTACCGTAGCCAGGCGGTTATCAACGTTACGCTTGTTGCCGTCCGCGTCCAGATCCCACGCTACAGGCTTGAACTTCTGTGCGCCGCTGACGGTCAGCCCGGTGGCGGTTGAAGCCGGGAGTACTGGCAGTTTAGGCGAGCGCAGGACGTCGTCGAAACCAGCAACCTGACGCTGGATGGTGCCGTTTTTGTACGCATCTTCAGGGATGCGACCAAACATATCGCGGTTAATCAGATCGTGACCGGCTGCCTTGTAGTCCTTCGGGTTGAAGAAATAAGACAGGCCAGAATCACGGTTAAGCTCACGCGAGAACATGATTTCTTCCGCATCAGCCACGAAGTCCCAGCCTGAGCCGGCAGCAGTGCCGATCGGGTCATCGCTGGTTACTACCAGAGAGCCCATTTCAGCAGCCAGGTTCGCAACCTTCACTTCACAGTTGCTTGCCAGTTTTTTGGCGGCTGCGTTGATGCGGCGGCGGTATGCTGTTTCGTCACGCAGATCGTCAGCGCGCAGCTGGAAGAAGTCGTTATCCGGCTCACCCAGGCTTACCGGAACGTTAAGTTCCAGCAGGCCAGTTGATTTACCGGTTAAGTCCCAGCCTTCCTGAGTTGGGGATTCCTGCTCTACAGGCATCCAGATCGTGTTGCTGGAGCGCTGCATATCGCCAGCAGGAGGCGTGTATTTGCCTGCCTTCTGCGCCATAGGTGTCAGGCTGGTCATGGTTTCAATGATTTCATCCACCGCCAGCGTAACGATTTGACCTTCGTTCAATGCCATTATCGAATTCCTTTAAGTTTTGCCTTTAGCTTGCGATAGGTCTCTACATCACCCTTGCTTGATGCTGCTTCCATGGCTTTGCGCATCGCATCGACGTTAGCCGCCGACACGTCGCCAGTGAGGGATTGATCTGCAGGGGGAGCGGACGAGACCTGTTGGCCGCGAGGCTTGAGAGTTAAGCGTTCTGAGAGTCGAGTGAGCTCAATCAGCGCGGACTGCCCGTCCATCGCCAGTAACTGGCGGGCTTTCTCGGGGTTAGCCCCAAGGTGATACATGAGCGCGGCGGATTTCTCAGGGAAGAGGCGCATGATGTCAGTCGCAACCGGGGCTGGCACGATCTGCATGAAAGCATCTTCCTTGTCCTGATAGTCAGGAATGTTGAGCTTCTCCGCCGCGTCATAGTGTTTACGGGCAGCATCGACATATTGCGCTGACTGCTGGGTATACTCCTGCGTCTTGCGCCCCTGCTCAGCCACGGCATTACTTCTGGCATCCTGCGCCTTAACAAGCCATTCATTGTTGGCCTGCTGGAATGAGGCAAGAGCCCGAGTCTGGTCATAGTCGTATTTCGACAGAGCATCGTCGGAGAAGTAGTCGTTGGGGTTTGGCTGGGATGGGAGATCTGGAGTTACCCGTAAGTTCTCCGGCAATTCACCGCGTTTTACTGCTTCCGCCTGTTGCTCAAGCTCACGTTGACGCTTGCGCTCCAGTCGCTTGGCCGCAAATCGCGCGTTAGTTTCCGGGTCTTGCTTTGGTTTTGCCTCATCGTCTTTCAGGACGATCTCGAAGCCTTCTCCATGCCCTGCGTTGTCGTTGGCATTATCGACAACAGAGCCATCAGCAGATGCCGCTGCATGATTGCCGGACGTGTTTAAGCCTTCAGTTTCCTGAATATTGATGGTGTCTTGCATGATTAACTCTCTCTTATTGAGGATTCTCGGCTACGCTGCCGGAAGGTGTGTTTTGTCTCTGCGATTGCAGGAGGTTGGTGATGTCCATTCGCTTCTGGTGCGCCTGGCCTTCACCTTTGAGAAGTAACTCTGCGTTGGCTCTTGCGTCGGCGGCGCTTTCGTTCTGCGCCCGTTGCATGAGGTCGAGGAACTCGCGGAATGCTGCTTGCTTATCGAGATCCATGTTGTTGAAGATTTCGGCGATCTTCGCCTGGTTGAGCTGGTTAGCGCTTTCAACCTTGGCGGCATCAACCTGCAACTGCTGCTGTTTAACCTGCGCATTGAGAAGATCGGCCTGACCAGTGAGCAATACGCCCTGAGCCTGCAATTGCTCAGGTGATGGCTGCTGCGGTTGCTGCTGAGCCTCCATCAACCACTGCTGTTCTTCAGGGGTTTCAGGTTTCTTAGCGCCCATCATGATCAGCTGCTTGTTAGCGTAGTCGCGCATCATCTCGACGCCTTTGCCATCCAGCAACGTGAAGTACTGCAGCAACAGGAGCTGATATTCCGGGGTACCCTGCGGCGTCTTGCCGAGCAATTCCAGAATCTCAGCGCGGTTCTGCTGCTTCATCGACTGGAAGGATGGGCCAACGTCGGTGTAGCACTCATAGCGCCCCCTGATGTCATTCAGGACAGTTGTTTCGCCAGTGGCAAGGTCAACCACCTGCTCCATCAGCTGCACTTCCTTCTCGCTGCCATCTTCAAGCGTGATGGTTACGGTGCGGGGGATGTCGTAGATGTCATTGACGATCGACTGGTAGATTTCACCATCACGGCGCATCGCTGTTGCGAGGTTGTCCTGGAATACGAATGTTTCCAGATCCGAGCGCATGTTCAGCTGATTGACCGTCTCGAAGGCAACCTGACCACCATTTACAGCCTCGGCATCCACACCCAGAGTCGCCACCTCTTTCACTGCTGCGGTAGCAGCCTCAAGCATGTAGGCGTTGGCCTGCGGTACTTCAGGGTTCTCCATGTAGGCTATTGCACCCAGCGGCAGGTCAGCACCATTCTCATCAGTGCGGTTCTGTAGGTAATACGGATAGTCGTCGTTGCCGTCGTACATGTGCTCGTATCCGGCGATCTGCTCAGGGTAATACGTTGGCTTTTTACGCGGCGTGCGGGCGACGATGTCGGCGTTGAACGACATAATCATGTTGCGCAGGCGTTGTCCGTCTTTGGTGGCCCGGACTACGCCCTCATACACTTCTTTGCTTTCGACGAAGCCCCACTCGCCAAATACAGGCACGATCGGGATGTGTTCGCCAGCAATCAGCTGCCTGTCCTTCAGGATGTCGGTGCAGGTTATGATTGATTTGTACACCCGGCAGCGCTCAACCTTGCGCTCTGCAACCTTGACCATCCCACGATCTGCCAGGTCATCGATAACGTTTTTGATGTCGCGCTTGTAATATGCTGACGGCGCACCGGTAATCGGATCCTGATATATGTAGACGGTCTCTTTCTTCCGCTCCACCTCGTAGTATTCAGCGACGTGAATAGTGTCCTGAGTCAGCCAGGGGAATACCCATTCGTTCGGACTCTGGAATGACGGGATAACATCCTTATCAAGTCCATGCTCTTCTGCGAAGTTCTTCCAGCCATCACGACTCATCGAGTGGATCAGCGTGCAGTGCCGGGCGTCAGACTTGTCCATCTGCTTGCTGTTGCTGTCCCACACTACACAGGAACATGACGAGTGAATGGGCTCACGCAGCACAATCTGGTTGTTACTGGTCGGGCTCTGGTCTTCGTATCGGGTAACACGTCGCCAGTGGCCGATGCCGCATTCAATCTGCTCACGTACAGCGACATTCACCGATATCTTTGAGGCGTTATTCTGCGCGTCAGTGCGGTACATGCCCATCAGCGTATCAGCTGCGTCAGGGCTTGCGCCGTCTTTCGGGCGGTAGAGAACATCAATCGGGTTCTGGCGCATCTCTGCGACCAGCTTACGCACTACCGGGCGCACAACGTCGAACTGTCCACGGTACTGCAATGTTGTGTACTGATTAAGCCAGTCATCCCAATGGCTGATCCGACTGAAAAACAGGTCGTTCTTCGCCTCGGTTCTGGCTTCTTCTCCGGCTGTCCAGTCTGCGTCGAACTTGCACAGAATGCTCTCCAGCCTGCTTTCGTTGTCAGCCATTATCGTCCTCTGGAAACTGGTCTAATCGGGGCGGGGATCTTTTTATCTTTCGGTTTATTAATGTCGCGCATTGTTCTGGCGAACCGGCGCATCATGTAGCCGTAACGTGTTGCAGAAAGGACGTCATCATTGAGCTTGACGATCTTCCCATTCTCAGCGCGGTGATGCAGGCGGAACTCTTCGAAGAATGGCTCACAGGTGTTGAACACCTTGAATCGACCATCAAGCATCATGTCGCGCAGTTCGGTGATGCCAGGCTCGACGGCGTTTCCGCCATCAGGCCATGTCGCGTGTTCAGGCAGCATGTTGAATCCGGCGTCAGCGTACTGGCATTTCAGCTGTTCACCACCGCCCTTCTCATGCTGGTTACCATCGTGAGGCCAGGCAGTGGGTATCTTCTGCGCCCACGGCTTCACAGCCCCCCACGCCTGAACAGCCGTGTGCTCTTTCTTCTTCCACGCCCTTGCCAGGTACATGGTGTCAGCGTCCTTATCCCACCACAGCTGAATCTGCGCCTGAGGGTGATCCCAGCCAAAGTCCATTGCGTTGATGACGTAGAAGTGTTCCGGGCATTCGAACGGCTGGCACTTGATAGTCTCTTCCGGTATCTGGAAGATGCGGCCACTGCCCATAGTCGGGATACCTCGGGCGCGAGCTTCACGCTCATGCTCTGGGTACGATGCTACTATCTGCTCTTTCTGCTCGTCGCTGTAGTGGTCAGCGTCGAAGATTGTCATGGTGACAACCTTCTGCGCCTTGCTCGGGTTCTTCAGGAATTTGGTAACGACGTCTGACATACCCATTAACGGGGTAAACGTCAGCATTGAGAACTGGCCGTACTTGTTGGTACGGGTCAGACCTTCGCCGTAAATGCTGTATGGCGGCTCTTCATCGAACCAGACGCCGTGGATTGTGTCACCCTGCCAGCGGGCGCGGCCCTGCGAGTAAGGCTTGAAGTAGCAGATGGATATGCCGTCTTCTACTCCGTCAGCATTGTGGTGCTTTACCAGCAGGTGATCGACAAGGTTCGGGAAGAATGGAGACTTCTTCCAGCTGATGATGTCCTCTTTCGGGATCGACCCGTAGCCAGGCTCATCATTCTCTTCGATACGACCGCACAGGATACGTTGAGTCGTCTTCGTTACGGTTTCGTTTGTCTCACCACCAACCCACCAAACAACAGGCTCATAAAATCTCTTACCGCCCCAATCTTCACCGTATGCGCCATCAGTCGGATAACCTTTAGTGCCGGGATAGCGGCCGGTGAGATGGAATGCCACCTCTGCGCCACCAGTGTAGGACTTGCCCAACTGGTTACCGGCCATGAAGCAACGCTCAGGGTACTCAGAGCCAGCATCAATAAACTCGCGCTGTTTTCCGTAAGGAGTGAACTCATACAGCAGGTGCGTTTCCCGGTAACGCTCCTCTTCCTCCAGAAGCTCAAGCAATTCGATCTGCTCGTCTTCTGTCAGGTCATCAAGAATCGCTTCGTTTCCCACGGGTCAGTAACTCCTGAATGCGAGAGCGGCGCTTATCGCGATCTCCCTTATCAGGTGTCACGTCTTCAACTTGCGACTGCTCTTTGAGGCCCAGATCACGGGCGATGATGTTGGCGTTCAGCAGGTCAGCAGCTGCGCCAGAGAATTTCTGGTCGTAGATGATTTGCTCTGCTCGCGTGGTGACCCCACAAAAATCTTCGTCAGCGCGAAATCTTCGCCATGTTTCATCGGCTATATCGAGGAACAGGCATAGTCCGGTGAGCGTCATTGCACGCATCTTGGCGATAGGCTCTTGCGTCACTTCACCCTGATACGAGAATGCTTTCATTTCCCACAGTGGATGCTCTTCCACCCATGTGAAATATTCGCAGCATGCTTCCCACAGCACCTCAGGCGATTCGAATTTCGGGTTGCGCCCGTGACTGCTGCGGGCCTCCCAGAATCGGTTACCCTTTGGTGCTGCCATGATTAGTTCCCTTCTGTTTGCTTATCCCACTCATCGCGGAATTTGGATGGGTTGTCGAAACCTTGAGTTGCCATAAGTCACCTCAGTATTCTTGCTCTGATGAATTAACGTTAACCTGGTCGAGCAGTTGGTTAACAACGTAAGCCTGACGATTCAGGCCACCGAGGATGGAGTGATAGTCGGTTTCTACACTCCGGCCATGAACAATGTCGCCATCGTGAGTTACAGCAACGAAGCAGATCGACTGAACATCTTCGTCATCCACCTTTTGCAGCATGTCTTTCAGCACTTGACGACAGAGCTCTTTCCTGCGCTCAAGCTCTGGATCGCCCTCTCCCGAATTGATGACACGGAACGGATTATCGCGAGCCATATCACGCTCCAGCAGTGAACAGGTCTAACGCTTCCTTCGCTTCACGGATCGCCTTATCAGTGCGCGATACCGGGCTTACTTCTGCGCCAGCGAGGTGATACTGGTCTTTGAACAGTTCATAGTTCAGCTGATTGCCAGCAACGAAGGAGATAGCCTTCTCAGCTGCTGCGGTGTCGTTCTGAACCATGCGGAAGATTTCGAGGTTCATCTGCTGTAAGTCGGTGAGTGCGGTGATGGTGGTCATTGGTTTCCTCGTCATTATCCGTTGCAGGGGTTATTTTTGATTTATCCGCTCAGGGGGATATCCATTAGCAAGCGCCCTGGATAGGACGCTTTGGAATGGCTACTCCGCCGACGCAATTTTGCGTTGGCTAACCTGCTTTCGCTTCCATCAGCGTGACCATGTCAGGATCCATCTGACTGACGATCCGCTCACGAGCGCAGTTGAGCAATTTCTTGCGGGCGCCTACTCCCCACTTATTCATCGCCCGGGCACAGGCGCTGACTTCTTTGGTCTCATTGGCGATCAGCAGGTCAAGCCGATTAAGGCGAGACATATTGGTGATGCCGTTGAGCACCGCTTCCCGGAAGGTGTTGTATACCCGGATTTCAAATTTCGGACTCAGCCACGCCGCATATCGAATCGCGAGTAATTCCAGCCCCCAAACGCCTGACTCCGTACCGCCCTTAACCACCCGGGTCGAAGCTATTTTCGTAGCTTCGGTCAGTTCGTCAGCAAAGCGTCTGATCTGTGCGCTTTTGATGAAGTTACTTGGACGCTGTGATTCAGTGGCCTCCCCATTGGAGACCGCTGCTGCATGCAGGTCGTTGAGGTTATAACGGCCATCGTCATCGACTCGAACGGATACGCCGTTTACTGCAACTGTTGGGTATGTCATTGCGATTTACCTTTTAGAAAGTGAGCCTGTCTCACAGAAAAGCCGCCCGAGAGAGGTCGCCACCTATAACGGCTGTTCTCAGGCTCGCTTACTGAAAGGCTCTCGTTGTGAATTGCGCGTGAGATGCGCGGGCATAAAAAAGCCCGACCGGAGTCAGGCTTTGTTTGTGTAAAAGGGGTGACGAATTACTTCACCGTTTCGATGGTCGAGCCGTGAGAGTTCATCACGTAAACCTGATCGCCCGGATAGATAAACTGGTAACGGATGCCATCAAAGGCGCTTTTCTTCGCATGCTCAGGGCTTTCGAAGTCTTCAATCAGAACGGCAATGGCATCATGGTCCAATACGCCGTCACGCTCACTGACGATCAGCTCTTCTTCCTGCAGTGCGTTTTTGCATTCTGGATCGGCATACACATCCGGCAGCCAGATAGCAAAGTCAGGATTGGAATGGTCATTGGTCAGCTTAAGGATTTCGTCAAATCTCTCTGAGTCTGCGCGTGCCACTGTAAAAGTTGGCAGTTCGCAGATATGAGTTACGCCGTTGATGATGGTTTTTACTGTGAACATGGTTACTTCCTTCTTCGTCTTCTGGTTACAAAAAAGCCCCGCTATTGCGAGGCTTGGTTACTTCAGGCACTGCGTATTGATGTATTCCTGCAGCACCCTCAGGGCTGACTGGTCTTGCTTGATTCCGGATCGGATACCGAGAACGTTTCGTCCAGCAACGTCAGAGAGTTCGATGGTGGCATCATGGCCCATGCCGGGGGTGCTGGTCTCGGTTGTGGCGGGCACC